GACCTTATCATCAAGGGCTGCCTGCTGCGCATTCGATACCGGCTTACTGGCATCGGCCGTATTATCGACGTTGCCCAGTCCCACATCCGTCTTAGTCACCTGGTGCGGGTTGCCTGATGTCACACCCCGGTGCGTGGTGTTAAGGTCTACCGCGGCCTCGATGGCCCCAGCGTTCTCATTCAGCGCATTCAGATCATCCGCGATC